CTGTGTCCAGCTCTACCATGCGCCGACAAGCTTTTTAAAGGCTATAGTCACGCGCTCTACCATGGTCATTCGCACATTTGGGGGTAACCTGTTCAAGCCTCCGGTTGCCCGGACACTTTCAAACCAGATTGCCAATGCACGCAATTTCCCGTACTCCTCAATGACCGGTTTAAGGTCATCAAGTATGAAAGGTGGGATCAACATCTCAAGCTTTGTAACGAGCTGATCACGGACATATGCTTGCGCATACGTCCCACCAGCTTCCTGTTTCCTCAAGAGGGTCAGATAATCCTGCACTTGCAGGGCCAATGACCCCAACCATGGTCCATAAATCTGCTCGTTAGCAGACGGACCCCAGGTTTTGGCAATGAGTTCCTCCCACCCCTGGTCGGGGTCGGGAACGTCACAAAGCAAATCTGACGTGCTCATTTGCACCACGGAGGATGAAACAAGCCTTCGTAAAGTGTACAACCCAGCCGAAATCAGCTGAGTCTCTGTCCTGACCGCAGTTAGATTTTCTAGAAACAATTCCAAGCGATCGTGCATCGAAAGACCATGGGGGTTCAGACCGAGTCCCCATGGCTCGGGCACGGTTTCTAGGATCTTGGCGATTGCAGTTTGTCGTCTGGTTAGGAGACAATAGCCATCACGGCCGAATGCCTTAATGATATCGAAGAAGTTATCATCTGTGGGCTGACGCCACTTAAACGATGGATATTGGCCATCGACACAAATGAGCCTACTACAGAATTCGCACGCAGCATCGGACACCAAGGTTTTATCCTTGGATACGGGGACCCCTAAATCCTCTAAGAGTCCAATAACCAGCTCGCCAGCCGCCTGATGAAAGACGACCAGGTCATCACCGACTTGGACTGAAACGTCACCGGCACGATAGCTATCATGGTCTCTCACCTGATAGCAGGCGCCTTGAACTAGGGCGCCTAAGGTTATAGAGAGAGCGGCGTTAAACACTGGATACCAGCCCAAGGGCTGACCCACCGTCCATACCACCTCCCCATGGCCGGATACGCACTCCCAACTTTTTGGGAGATGCCAGGGTAGCTCGCACACTTCTAGGTAGAAATTGATCCAACGGGCATCAACTCCTAGGACCCCAAGTGTAAAGGCAACTAGGGATCGCGGAAAGTTATCGGTCGCACCTTCAAGGTCAATCGAAAATGCGATCCGATGTTCCTGTAGTAAACTATGGGCACGTCTTCGACCAGCATCCTGGTCGTACTGGTAGTTACCAGTTAGTCTCTGACAGACTCGCTCTGTCCATTGGTAGAGCGGAAACGCTGCAGCTTGAAGGCTGCGATACGGATTCGCAACGAACCTACCTTT